GCGGTGGCGTTCGCGTAGTCCTCCACGTACGCCTTGGCTTGCTGTTCCACGCCCACGGTCATGAACCGCGAGGGGACGAGCTGCGCCCAGGTCGCGCCGCCGTCGTCGGAGCCGTCGTCCGCGGCCGCCTTGTCGGCGTACGCGTAAAAGACGTTGGCGCCGCCGTTGGCCCCGTTCAGCTCCGGCGCGCTCTCAATCCGGAGGTTCTCGTACGTTTCCTCCAGCGTGGCGCGCACGGTCTTGCCGTATTCGCTGGTGACGCCCAGGTAGCCGATGCGGTTGGACGCGATCACGAGGGTGATGGCGTCGTTTTCCGGGTCGATCGTGTCGCCCGACTGGGTCCGGATGCCCTCCAGCGCCGTGCGGAGCTGGGCGAGGATGACCAGATACGTCGCGGCCGTCCACGCGCCACCGGTGACGCCGACATAGGCCGGGAGGCCCGGGTCATTGAGGAAACCGTACGTGCGGTTCTGGCCGGCGTTGTAGCCGTAGAAGCCGACGCGGTTCCGCTGAATGTCCAGCGCGAGGGCGGCGGAGGCGCGTTTGGTGGCGCCGGAGTTGATCCCGATTTTGCCGGACCGGGCTTCCTCCAGCTTGCCGACGCGCAGCCCCTCCTCAAAGCGCACGATCGTGCGGCGCTCGTATCCGGGGTTCCACGACGCCAGCGGGACGTTCGTGTAATCGCCGTACGGAACGGCCAGGCCGGTCGGCTCCAGAACGCCCTGGATGATTTCCTCGTCCGCCCAGTCGCCAACGGTCTGAATGCCGATCAGACGGTCGATTTTCCGGGCGGCGGTGATCGTCCGGACGAACCCGGGGAGCCATTTCTGGAGGAACTGGATCGGCGCGCCGATGTTTCCCGCAAAAACGGTCGGGTTCAGGTCCGGCGCGGCGTCCATGGCGGCGGAGGCCATGGCGGCGAGGTTCTGGACCATCATGCGCTGGTCAGCGCCGAAATGGATACCCAGGGCGGCCAGTCCGTCCACGACGGCCTGGTCAATCGCATCCGCGGCCAGAACCAGCGGCCCGCGGGCCACCATGCCGGCGCCGTCAAAGGCGTTATGGATAACGGAACCGTTCATGGTGGTGTGTCTCTCGTTTCGTGAACTGGCGGAGGCGGGACCGGCTTACGCGGCCGGCGGTTGGATGGCGGGTTGCAGCAGGGAGACGACCGCCAGGCCGGCGCCGGTGGCGTCGTACCGTTCCACGCGGCCGATCGGGCCGGCGGAGTTGGCGGGAGCGGCGGCGCCCGGGGCGGTCGTGACCAGCACGCCGGTGGCGGTCAGGTAATACACGCTGTCCCCGACGTCGGAGGCCGCGCCCAGCGCCACGATGATCCCGGCGGTTTCCTGGACCAGCTCGCCCATCGTGCCGTTGGGGAGCGTCAGGGTCGGGGCCAGCGTGCCGTCCGCGGCCGTGCCTTGGCTGACATAGACCTTGGGGTTTCCGAGAATGCCGGCGAAAACGCCAGCACCGCCGGCGGCGGCGACCATGGGGGCCGGGTTGACGGCGTCCCCGTTGGCGGTCCACGAGCCGGTACCGCCGCTCACGACGGTGAAAGCGCGACCAACGACGTTGTTGGCGGCGTCAGCCGACTGGAGGCGGGCCGGCTGGGCGCGGAGCGGCCCCTCCAGGAACAGCTCCCCGACGACGCCGAAACCGATTTGACCGGAAACAGTTTGTTGGAACATGGCGCGGGTCTTTCTCTCGTGGATCCGGAGGCGGTCGGCTTACGCCTTGTCGCCGGCGATATAGGCGGTGACGGGGTTGGCGGTTTCCTTGCCGTCCTGACCGGTCGGGGTCACGGGTTTGGGCGGGTTGCGGCCGGCCAGATAGGCGTCCAGCGCGGTCATTTCCTGACCGGCCGGGACGTTCTTGACGCCCAGCTTGTCCAGCGAATACTTGGCCAGCTCGTCGCCAGTCATGGCGGCGTGGTCGAAAGCGCCGATAAACGGCTTGACGCGGACGGCCAGACTGTCGCGAGCGGCGACCGCGGCAAACAGGGCCTTGGCGTCCATGGCGGGCGGAGCGGCGGCGTCGGCGGCGGTGCGGGCCTTGAGCGCGGCGTCTTGAGCGGCCACGCGAGCCGTCAGCGCCGTGATTTTGGCGTCAGTCGCAGCGGCGCGCTTGTCGGCGGCGTCAGCGGCGGCGGCGGTTTCGGCGGCCTTGGCTTCCTCGTCAGCGGTGGCGGCGGCGGCCTCCGCGTCCTTGGCGGCCTTTTCCTCCGGCGTCTCCGTATCGGCCGCCTTCGCGGCCAGGGCGGCGGCTTTTTCCTCGTCCGACTGTTCGGCGGGTGGCGACAGCATCGCGGCCTTTTCTTCCGGGGTCAGCTTGGCCAGCAGGGCGGCCAGTGTGGCCTTTTCTTGTTCGGTCAGCACGGGTTCAAGCTCCAGTTTGCCGTCAACGGCGAATGACAAATGGTCAAGGACAGCGACGTCCGGCCCCATCCGGCCCTCTTTGACCGACGCAAGATGATTACCACGCATTTGGCGCTGGACAACATCGTATTTAACGCCGTTCCACTCGCCAGGCGTAAAATCGTATGTGCAGCGGTACCCGCACGACAATTCCGGTTTGTTTTTATCAATGGCCGCGGCGTGCGATTTGCTGAAAACCTTGAGGTTGCCGCGGAGGATCCCGGCGTCAGCGTCAAAATAGACGTCCTCGCCAATCACCCCATGGACGCCCTTTTTCTCCGCCGGCATATAGCCGGGGCCGTCGCCCAGCATATGATGCTCGTCCACCCAAGGGAGAAGCTTGAAGCTCTCAATACATTCCGGGTCGGCCAATTCCTCCGCCGGACGGTACACCTTGTAAATGCGCTTGGGGTCCGGCGCGCCGATGCTGGCGCCCGTGTAGTCGAATACTCCGACCTTGGACAACGGATTGCCCTTGACGGTGTACCAGCCGTTCAGATCGTGGACGCGCGCGGTCACTCGTCAGGTTCTCCGTAATCAACCACCGGAACCATGCGGCAACGACAGTTGATCAGTTGGCCGGGCAATCCCCGTTCCCCAGTCTTGTCGTCAATCACCGGGGGGTCGTCAAGGTCATATACCTGACCGCTCATTTCCTCGTGGAGCTTGCGGGGTTCCTTGCCGCCGCCGGAATGTAGCCACTCGAATTTCCGGACGTTGAGCGCGCGCATACGCGCGGCGTTAAGCGCCGTCGTGGCCTTGCTGGTCTGGTCCCGGGCGATCAGGGCGGCGCGGTTCTCCGTCACCAGGCCCAACGCCTCCACCGTGCGGAGAATGCCGGCCGTCCCGTCGCCGCGCTGAATGTTGCGCATGACCGAACCCTGGAGCCGCTGGAAATACTGTTCCGGAATTGACCGGATCAGGTTGACGTTCTCCGTGATCCCCGCCTTGACGGCCTCGCGCACGGGCGGCGGGAGAACCGACGTCTTGAGGCTGATACCGCCGGACAGCTCTTTGAGGCTGGCGTGGAGGGAGCCGCGGCTGGCCGCCTCCGTCTCGCGCGCGAAGCGTTCGGCCAGACCTTGAGCCTGACGGTTGAACGCCGCCTGAAACTTGGCGCGGAGGGCGTTGGTCAGGATGCGCGCTTGCGAAGCCAGCGAAACGTCCATGGCCACGGTGGCGTCCCCGGCGATCGTCTCCAGCTTGCGCATGGCCGCCAGCGTCTCGTGCTGCATACGGCGGATCATCTGGGACAGGCTGTCCCGATACCGCGCCTCCACGGCGGCGTTATAGTTGAGCGGCTGGCCCCGGAAGGTTGCGCCGCCCCGGGACGCCGCCCAAGCTTGGCGCGTTTTGGTCAGGGGCGGGCGCGTCTTAGCTTTCACGAGGCCGCCAGTTGTCCGTCAATTCCTCGAAAATCTCCGGTCCCAGGACCAGCTTTCCGCGGAACGGCTCAACCGCCTCCATGTCCACGTCCCCGCCGTCGTACGTGATCGTGACGTGCGGCTGATAGTCGGGGTAATCCCAGCTCGCGCCCAGCTCGCGCATACGCGCGTTACGGTACGTCAGGTCCGCCGACGCGAAGGTCAACACCACCGCCCCTTTATCGCCCAAAGCCTCCACGACGCGCGGGCCGCCCGGCGGGATAGTCAGCTTGCCGTCCCGGTCGCTGGACCAGGTGTCGCCCATTTCTAGCCAATCGACCGGCTGGCGGCTGTACATGACGGTGACGTGGAGGTCGTCCGCGGCGGTCACGGTTTTGAACCCTTGGGCCTTGGCCCAGCGGATGAATTCCGCCGTATTCAGGACTTGCCGGCGGACGTACAGCGGTCGGGGCTTGGCGTCCGCGGCCAGGGGGTCGGCAGGCGCCAGCGGGTCCGCGACCGGAAGGCCCGTCAGCGGATCCAGGCCGGGGTCCAACGGGATGATTTCGGCCAGGTCTGTGTAATCGCTGTTCTTGTCGTCGCGAAGCCGCGCGCGCTCGTCCACGCCGTCGATTGCGCCGACGCCGACCAGAATGGCGGCCGTCTCCGCTTTCGTCTTGTTGATGTCGGCGTATTCCTTGGCGGAGGGGCTGTCCACGGGGTTCCACGAGGCCGTAACCGTGATCGTGCCGGGGGCCAAGCCAAGGTCCGGCTCAATCTCCGAACGCACGGTCAGCTCCAGATGACGCTCCAGCAACGGGTCAAGGTCGTTTTCCTGGATCGTCTCCAGCTCGTACCGGTACGACTTTTCCTCAAACTCGCCGGTGGCGTTAAACCCCTTGGGCGTCGTCTCCAGCAATTTCGTGCCGGGGACGCCGGCCGCGGCCGCAACAATCTGGTACTGGGTCATGATGACCGCGTCCAGGTCGGCCAGCGACGTCTCAAATTGCTGCATCGTGTCGCCGGTGTCGTTGATTTTGACGCCGAAGTTGTCGCGGTACCGGATGAACGCGCCCATATGCTCCGCGAACTTGTCCTGGTTCGTCAGCAGCTCCGCCAGGTCCGTATTCCAGACGGTCGTGCGTTTGCTCATTGCGAGCTGGGGCGCCTCGTTGGCGGTCCGCTCCGCGGCGTACACGCGCTCATAAATGCGCTGGGGGATGGAAATTCCGCCATAGCCGTACGCCGGCCGGAGAATGTCCGGCACGTCGGAGGTGCGGAAAATCCGGAGGTGCGAGCGGTGGTACCGCTTGCCGCCGATCATCCACCAGGTCGGGACGTAAAAATGACGGGACGCCGGGTTCGCCGCGGCTTCCTCGTCCAGCACCGGCATACACCAATACGGGTCCACCTGGGTCATGCCCTTGTACGACCCGGGCGCCACGCCGTCGATGTTGAACGGGTACTCGTAATAATTCGGGTCGTCGCTCTCCACCTCGTACAGCACGATGCGGATCCCGAAAATCCGGCCCTTGCGGACAAACTCCTGGAGGTGGCGGTTCAGCCCCATGCGGCGGTTGGTCTTGACCAGCCGTTTGATGACGTCGGCGCTCGCGTCCTCGTCCAGCCCGCGGACCGACATATCAAACCCGTGGCGCACGGCGTCGCGCGCCGGCATGGAACAAGCTTTGTCCACCAACCAGTGCTGGGCGATGATGGCGGCGAGCTGGTGGCCAAGCCACCCCTGGGACGAGAACCACCCCAGCAACGCCTCCGGGGCGACCGTATCGGACAGGGACCACGCTTCCTTGAGGCCCTGGCTGATGCCGTCCATGGCGACGCCACTGATCACGGGGGCGGCGGCCTTGAACGCGGCGACCTGTTGCGCCACGCGCTTGGCGCCCTCGCCGCGCGGCAAGGCGTCAGTCAAAAACGCGCGTTCGTGCGGCTCGTCAACGACGGGGGCGGGCGCCGGGGTCGGGCGGTACCATGGGAGGCGGAAACGCATCGGGCGCCCTTACGGCTTGTGGTAGATGGCGAAGGCCATCAGGTCCAGATTGACCGCGACGGGCGGGACCGCTGCGTCAACGCAAAGAATGTCGAAAATCGTCCCGGTAACCGGCACCACCTGACACCGCACCCCGACGTTCGTGGCGCTGGCCGGCCACGCCTCGCCGTAATAGTTGGACGCGCTGGCGAAGTTAAGCCCCGTGGTCATGGTGACGCGGAACTGGCCCGGGCCCGGCCGGGTCACGCTGGCGATTTGCCGCGTGGTCTGCGCCGGCGGGGTCGTCCCGCCGGTGACGTACCCGCCAAACAGCGGTTGACCGTCAAACGGGTAATTCATCGGGCCCGGGAGGAATTCGCCCTTGAACGGCGTGTATCCGCTCTTTCCGGTCCGGTAGTCCACCAGCGGGTTGAGCGCCGGCCCCTGGATATAGGGGAGGCCGTCAATCCGGCCCGTCCAATTGCCGTCAATGCCGATCAGAATGTCCGTATCCCGCTGGCCTTTGATCCCCGTTCCGCACGCGCGGGCCTGACCGCTAAGGAAAACGGCAATATCCGCGTCCTCGCTACAGAAAGTATTGAGGACTACGCGGACTTTGTCCGTGATGTTGGCGCCGATAACGCAGCCTGTAACCGTCACTCGGTTAAGCACCAGGTCCATAAACGTGGTGGAGAAACCAAACAACAGATTGGCGTCAATACCCGTGGATAGCGCAATGTTATTGCCCATAATCTCCACGTCGTTCATGACGTAGCTGGCCGCGCCGCCGTAGCCTTTGCGCAGTTTAATGGCCTTGCCGCGGAAATTGGTGAACAGGCAGTAATTGAACCCGCACTGTTCGTTCCCGCTCTCGATCAGCGCAATTTCCGTGATCGCGGCAATGTTGCCGGCGTTAAACTCGACTTCCTCGCACCGGACGCCGAACTGGGACCGGTACTCCGTCGCCGTCCCCCCGGAGGTGTACGTGCCGTACGCCGTACTATCCGTCCCGGACAGCTCAAACGTCGTGGCCGTCGCGTTGGCGACCGTGTACCCGTTGTCGTTAACCTGGGTCATGCCGCCGACGTTCTCAAGGGTCACGACGGCGCCGTTTACGAACGCGTGGCCGCCCGCGCACGTCACCACCGCCGGGTTGGCCTTGGTGATCCCCGTTATAGCGGACTGCGTTTCGTAGTTGACGCAACGCAGCATCCGCACCTGGCCAGCCACCCACGAGGCGGCGTCAGCGGTCAGGCGCGAATACCCCCGCGCGGTTCCGACCAGCCGGACGAGGTTGCGCAACAGGATTTCCCGTTGCGTCAGGCATATGGACCGCGGCAACAGGACCGCCCCGCCGGCGTACGCGAGCGGGGACGTCCGGTCCGCCCAATACGCTTCCAGTGCGTTGACCGCTTGCTGAATCGGCACGTCATTGTCCGTGCGGACAGAGTTGGCGCCCCACCAAGCGGCGAATACGTCTCCCACGTTGTCGGGGAGGATGATTTCCGCGCCGCTCCCGGCGGACAGGTCGAAAATTTGCTGTTGACCGCCGAAGATACCGCCCATCAGCCGGACCTTGACGCCCGCGGCCGGCTTGAGGATCCCGGGGCCGGCGATGGAGCTGGTAATGGTCAGGTCCGTCCCGATCAGGTACGTCCCCGTCAATTGCAGCGGCACGCCCCGCGCCACGGCGGCGACGTCGGCCGCGGTTACGGCGGCCCGGTCGTTGGCGACGCCGTCGCCGGCCGCGCCGAACTGTTGCGGATAGGGCCCGACGCGGCGGAGCGCGTTCTGGAGCGTTTCGGCCACGGCGCCCGTGCCGGACTGGAGGAAGCCGACCAGCGCGGCGCCGCCGGAGGCCGCCAGTTGCACGAGGCCGACGACGCCCAGCAGGACACGGGCCGCCGCCTCGTCCGCCGCGGCCGTAACGGTCCGCATGAACGTGGAGACGCGGGCGTTGAAATGCTGCGTTGCGCCCAGCGGCGTCATGGACACGGTGGTGGACGCGCCGGTCTCCGCTTGCGTCTGGTCGGCGGCGGTGACGGTGATTACACGGTCCGCGGACAGGTTGCCGCCGCCCGACGCGAGGCCCCCGCCCGTAATGCTGCGTCCCGCCATGGCGGCGTTGGCCGCGGCGGTACCGGCCGTCCCGCCAGCCGCCGCTCCAGCCGTGGCCCCCGCGGCGGCGCCCGACGTTGCGCCCGCGCCCGTGCCGGCTTGCGCCCCCGCGATTTCGCCAGCCGCCGCGCCAGCCGCCGCGCCGGCCTCTTGAGCAACCTGGGTTCCCGCCTCCGCACCGGCCGCCGCGCCCGCGACGCGCCCCGCCTCGTCCCCGGCGATCGCGCCGGCGACGGTGGCCGCGGCCAGGTCCGTCTCCGCTTGCGTTCCGGAAGGCGCGCCGGCGGCCAGGACGTCCACGTAACGGCGGCTGTCAATGCTCATGGTCGGACGTCCCCTAATTGGTTGCGCCCGTTATTGCACGAGCCTTACCGCGTGAAAAGGACGATGACCCCGGCCCAGAACGCGAAGCATCCCGCAAAGGCGGCGGTCCATATGGCTCGTTTCATCTGGCCCAGTCTCCCGTTTTCTTGTGAAGCCACGTCAGGAAATCGGCCAGCGTCTTGCCCTTGAGGATGCTGGGGTTGGCCGTAACGGCGCCGGCGCCCACGAGGGCGTCCATGCGCGTGGTGGTCGCGACGCCCGGCGCGAGGGCGTCCACGGCGGTCCCGGCGCCCAGGAAATGCGCGGCGTACAGCGAGGCCCGGTTAACCGGAATGCCGGCGGCGATCAGCTCGCGCGCGTTCTTGAGCGTAAACGACGTCGCGCGCTGGTCTTGCTCCGCTTTGCTGGGGCGAAGGCCGCCGAACGCCGAGCGCATGGTCGGACCCCACTGGCCGCCCTCGCCAATCCACGTCTTGCGGATGAACTGGTACAGGCCCGACGCGCTGGAGCTGGCGGCCTGAACGTACGGGCGGTTCCCGCTTTCGATCGTCGCCAGCATCGCCAGGTACCCCTCCGGAAGCGCCGCAACGGGCGCGGGGGCCTCCGTGACCCCGCCGGCACGGGCGACAACGAACGCCAGCCCCCGGTCCGTCTCGCTCCCCCAAATGCCGTCCGCGCCCGAAGGCATGACGGCCGCGGCGCCGGGGACGGTCAGTAACGACCGCTGGATCCGGCGGGTTTTGTCAGCGTCCAGGGTGTTGGTCACGGTTTGGCCGCCACGAATGCGCCGTCCGCGATCCGGACGCGCTGGGCCTTGTTGCGCTCGCGCTGGGCCCGCTCCGCCTTGGTCCCGCCGCGACGTTGCTCCCGCGGAGATGGCGGCCCCGGCGGGGGACGGTCGGCCGGTTCGGATTTCCAGACTTCCAGCAACTCCACGCGGGCGTCCGGAACGTGCTTTCGCGCTTCTTTGAGGGCGTCCTTGGCGTTGCGGGCGCCGATCATGACGGAGGACGTGTCGTCCACCGGATAGCGGAACGCGGCCAGGCCGTCCTCCGCGTGCGGAATGTGGCGAGCGAACCCGGTCAGGATCGTGGAGTGCATGGGGTCAGGCTTCCTTGTCCAGCGGCCACTCCACGTAAGACGGAGTGACGCCCTCGTTGTACAGGCCAATGGCCTTTATGGCCACGTCCGGCGGTACGTCGTCAACACGGCACGTTCCTTGCCGAACGTCAAACCGTTGGTCCGCGCCAACCTCGCAAAAGCGATAATGCTCGCCGCCCTCGTATCGCACGTACCGCGCGGTGACTTGCTCCGGCCTGTACGTGCGGGATTTCCAGAGCGTGCCGACTACCACGGGAGCAACGCGGCGTACGCGACGACCAGGGCGGCCAGGGCCATGGCGACGACGCCGGCGGCGAGATACTGGCGGCCCCAGCCCCGCGGGCGCTCGTACCGCTCCGGCCGGGCGGGGACGGCGGCGGGCGCGCGGCTCCGGGCGACCAGCCGCTTAACGTGGTGGCGCGGGTAGACCGGCTCCGCGATCGCCCAGCGCGGGCCGTCCGTGCGGGGGTCGGGCAAGAGGCCAACGGCACGCACCTTGCGGTCCAGCGGTTCCGCGGCGCGGGGGTCGGTCTTGACGCGCGGCGCGGTAAACGCGGCGGCCGGGTCCGGATAGGTCATGCGATCAACTCCAGTTGGCTGGGGGCGATGCCGCCCAGACGTTCGCACGCCCGGCGAACAACGCAACGGGCGATATTGTCGGGGGTCGCCAGTCCGCGGTCCCATGACGAGGGGTTGACGTTGGCGGTCGTCTCAAACGCCGTCCCCTTGAAACGGAACGTGAAGTACAGGCGGGGGCCGGTGGCGGTCATGCGCCCTCGCTTTGCTTCGCGGGACGATCGGCCCAACCGTTGAGGGCGTCCACAAGGTTGCTGTCATGGCCGTCCACGAGCGCCAGCAACCGTTCCGCTTCCTCCAGATCGGCCAGGACGGCGCGGAGGTCGTCCGCCAGCTCCCGCGGCGTATGGTGCACGGTTTCCTCAATCCACCGATGACGCGGCGTCGTGCGCGCAACAATGGCGGAGAGGCGGGCGCGGGCGTCGGTCATGCGTACACGACGCGATAGGGGCGGCCGTACGTTTCGGCCAGCTCGCGCGCCCAGGCGATCGCCTCCGCGGCCGGAAGCCACGCGGAGAACGGCGAGCCTGTTTCGCTGGCGAAGCCGCCGCGCGGGTCGCCGTGGATGGCCTGACGCTGGACGTCGGCGGGGAGCGACGGCTGGAGGATGCGAGCGGTTCCGGGGGCGGGGCGCATCTAGCCCTCCGACGCCAAACGGGCTTGGCGGCGCAGCGCGTCGATTGCGTCCATGGCCTTTTCCTCGCTGGGGAATGTTTCCACCACCGGGGCGAACGAGCCGCCGGAGTGGACGCCGTACGAGCCGTCAGCATTCGGCTTGATTTCGTATCCGCGGTAAATCATGGGGTCGGCTCCGTGTTGATTTCGGACCCTAACGCCAACTTGACAGAACCGTCAACCTAATAAATGGACGTCAGCCACGACCGCCGGCGCGGGGCGTACGCGATCATGACAGCGTCGCCGTGGTTGGGCGAGCGCGTGCCGTCCGGGGCCTTGTCAATCGTGACCTTGCCGACCGTGTTGAGGCTGAATGTCGGCTGGGAAAGCTCCATGGTTAGCTTGACCAGCTCCGTCATGGCGCCGTCCAGACTGATCAGGTCGTCCGGGTCGTACGGGAGGACGAACGGCGCCACGGCCTCGTACGCGTCCGCCCCCGGGGGCGCGCCGTCCGGGAACGGCTGGGCCGCCCGCCACGCGTCAAACGCCTGGACCGCGCGGAACGTACGTTGGAACCTGACCCGCAAAGACCACCAGGCTTGCGCCTTGGCGTTCTGGAAAAAGTCTTTGTTGAGGCGTTCGCGGTTGTCTCGCTTGCTGACGCCCTTGGGGGTCGCGGTCGGGATTGGCTTGTCCGGCTCGAATACCGCGCCGGATCCGCGGAACGGCTCCACCTTTTTGAGCGACACGCCCGACGCCTTGCGCGCCTCGTTGATCACGCGGGCGTCGCCCCGCACGCCGGCGCCCAGACCGTCCGCGTCGTAATCCCAGTCGTCGGCGCCCGCCTCGTCGGCCAGCATGAACGCCTTTTGGACGGTCCCGAATATGTCGTCCCCCTTGCCGCTCCAGGTCGTCACGCTCTCCGTCAGGATGCCGCGCCGCACCGCGAAGGCGTTAAGGTCAATCCCCTCGTCGGCGACGTCCAGGGCGCCGCGGCAGTCGCCAGTGATCACCAGGCCCAACTTGACGTGCGCGTTGACCGCGGCCTGGACCCAGGCGGACGGTATGAGGATGCCGGTCGCGCTGGCGGAGTAATTTATGTCCAGCTCTTGGGCGATGACGACCGCGTCCAGCTCGTCGCATTGCTTCGCGTACCAGGCGTCGTCTTTGCGCGGGTCGTCGCGCCAGTGCATCGTAAAAACGTCTATTTTCCCGCCGTGCCGGCGCTGGGCGAACGGGTTGGCCATGCCGTTGGCGCTGGATATGTCAATCCGGCAATTGGTCGTCTGGGACAGCGACGCCTCAATCAGCGCGGGCCGCTCCAGGAACGCCGCCTCGTCCACAAAGTAAATGGACGCCCGGTCGCCCCGGCCGATATTGTCGCCCGCCTCGCCGGTGATGACGGAGTTGGTCGCGGGAAAACTGATCCGGAGGTGCGGCGCGTGGCGCGCCTCGTCCCAACCGCCGCGGAATTCCGGCGGGAGGTTCTTGAGGAACTGGCGGAGTTTCCAGAACAAGGATTTGGGCGAACCCGCCTTGTCCACGTATTCCTCTTTGCGCGACCCGAACCCCGCGGCGAACCCCTCGTGGAACAGCGCGAGCGTGCCGGCCAAGGCGACGGCCAGCCACGATACGCCCATTTCCCGCGATTTTTCGGTCAGGCCGGGCTTGCCGGCGCGCCAATGCTCAACGACCCAGTCACACCATTCCCGTTGCTTGGGGAACAGCAGGAAGGGGATGACGGCCGGCAAGTCCCGCTCCACGTTCCGGGGGTCCACCGTGACGCCCCAGTCGTTGATAAAATCGGCGGGGTGGTCACGGTACCAGCGTTTCAGGTCGGCCAGCCGCTTGGCGGCCACGGCGGCCCGCAACGTCGCGTCCGGAAACTCCAGCATGGTCCGGGCGTCCTGACCGCGGATCCAGGCGAGCCGCACGACACGGGCGCGAAATACCGTCGTGTAATCCGGTTCCCGGTAGTTGAATGCCGCGCCGTCTGCCATGCGCCACCGCTAGGCGATAGGTGACGGGGGCGTCAAGCGCCTAGACCGGTCCCTTGCCGCGCGGGCCGCTCCGTGGCGCCCCTTCCTGTTTCCGCCAAAGCTCAATGGACGTCAGGGCGGTCCAGTTGCCGGTAAAGCGGGCCGCGGCCTCCATGGGCGCGTATTTGTCCACCTCCACGGCGCCGGCCTCGCGTGCGGCGAGCGCCTGTTGCCAGTTGACGGCGTAGTGGAGCGGGGAGCGATCGGGGCGGTGGTTCGCCATAGTCGCGCCGGCCACGAACGCCGCGGCCAGCGCCTCGTCCGGGTCGTCGGCGTACAGGTGGTATTCGTCCGCGGCGTGCGGGACGGTGGTGACGTAAACGGTCATGCGCTCAACTCCGGGGCCAAGGCGCCGGGATGGTCGTGCGGTCGCCCGCTAACGCAATCGGCCGTCACCCTCCGTTCGTGAAGCCCGACCCGTACCGCGTGATGGCGCTCGTACCGCTCCCGGTCCTCCCGTGCGCGGGGGCTGGCCAGAAATTTCTCAATCTCCGCCATGCAATCAAACGCGGCCGCGCCGGGCGTTGCGCCTTGGCCACCCATGCGCGACTGGCCGCCGCCGGAGTGATGATACCCCGCCAACGATACCTCGCACGACCAGTCCGGAGCGCGCGTCCGGAGGTGCGGACTGGCCGCGCGCTCGTAACGGTGGTGACGTAGGGCAGGCGTCCCGTAGCGGGCCGCGATATGCTCCAGCACGTCCTCCAGCCCCATGTTGGCCAGCGCGGTCATAGCCGCAACCGCGCCGCAATCTCCGCCTCCCCCAACCCCCGCGCCGTCAGCGTGGCGATCGCGTCGCGCACCTCCGGCTCCAGATAGGCGGGACGCTTGCCCTGGGCGCGCCGTCGCTGGGCGCTCTCCCGGGCCGTGACGCGGCGACAGATGCGGCAACGCATCCGACCGCCCCCGCCGATGGACTGGGTATTTTCGCGCGTTCGGTCATGGCCGCACGGCCAATGCGAGGGGGTCACGGTTACAGGCCCCCGAATTCGTACGCGTCGTCCGGGTCGGCCTCGCCAACCTCCAGACGCATGGCGGCCAGCTCCGCCTCCAGCCGGCGTTGGTCGGCCCGCGCCTCGTCCCATAGGGCGTCAGCGGCCAGCAACCCCGCGTCCGGCTTGCGCGTGTACGGCGGGTGGTATTTCCGGGACCGGCTCAACGGACGTACACCGCGCGGCGGTACGCCCATTCCCAGCCGGTCAGCGCGGCCAGCAACAGCCAGCCGCGGCGGACGCTCAACTGGACGGTGACGGGTCATGCCTCCCCATTCCTCCGTGCGCGGCGCCGGTCAGCGCGGGCCGTAAGCTCCGCTTGGCGGTTGCTTTTGGGCGGGGCCGGCGGCTGGGCGCGCGGCGCGAGGCGGAGGGGCGGGGACGGGGGTGTCGCGAGACTGGCGGCCATAAGCCCCATGACGGTCAGGGCGGACAGATAGCGCATAGCGGTCCCTCGTTACGTGGCCGTGGCGGCCATCAATTCCTGATACGCCCGGGCCGCGGCCTTGGGGTCGTCCGTTTCCATCTTCACCACCGCCGCCATGAGGCCGATTGACCCGTCCAGCCGGAGCTTGTCGTTGAACGCCCCGATGATGCGGCAAGCGTTCTCCAGGGCCTTTTGACGGTCAGCGATGTTGATTTGTATTCCGTCTCGCGTTGTCTTGACGCCACCGTAAAGCAAACGAGCGCCCGGCGTCAACTTGCTGGTATCGCGCGCCACGACGCGCTCCACGCCCTCGCCGCGGCATTTCCAGCACGAGGGGCTGGGCGCCCGCGTATGGTCGAAACCGAAGCCGCCGGCGAGGTCAGGGAGCTGGGCCGTCAAGTCGCCCGCGCGCTGGAGGCGTTCGGCCTCGTCCAGTCGCGCCAGGTACTCCAGCTCGTGCCACTGGTACAGGCCGCCCTCCCCGTAACAGTGGCGGCAACAGCCAACGCGAAGGCCGATCAGCTCGTCCGGATCCGCGCCGGCGATTTCCAACCATTTCGTCAGGGCCGCCGCGACGTCGAAAACCACGGGGGCCGTCGCCGCCGCGTTATTAACGAGCTGGTCAATGGCATTAGCGATTTCAGGGTCGGCCAGCAACGTGGAGGCGGCGGTGCTGATGGCCTTGGCGGTGGTCGTTGAGCGCACGTCGTACGCATGGCGATAAGCCCCCGGCCCGTCGCGGTACGCAGCGTAATGTTCTGCAAATGCCTGTTTTTTCGCCGTCAACATGGACCGGAGGATAGTCACGGAACCGCCGGACGGCAAGCGCTCCCCGTACTCCCCGTACTCCCCGGTAGGTACCGGGACTTTTAAACCATTGATTTCCTTATATTATTCCCATAAATCCCCAGTACCCCGGTACTTTCGCTCTTAAAGCCGCTATACGTGACGCACTTTAACGTATAACAAACATATAGTACGTTACTTTTGTTATACGTTAAAACGCAACTCTAAGGGCTGACGGCTCGCTGATACTGGGGAACCGGGACGTGTTGAAATATAAGGAAGAAATTTTACGCGATACCGGGGAAATGATCGCCGCCCAGCCGTATGGCGACCCCGTACGTCTCGCGATCGCCAAAAATTACGGTTTGCGCAAATACCGCGATTATTGCGCCGCGCACGGGGAAACCGACTATTCCGTTAAAACCGCGCAATGCCTCGCGTGTCACGCTCCCCCGATGACGGAGCGTCAGGCCGCGCGACAGACGGGACAGCGGACTTTCCTTGGCGTTTGCGAGACGCACGGACAGACCGCGTTCGGCGTCCAGTCGGGGAAATGCCTGACCTGTTTCAACGCGCTGGGGTACCGCCGCGCGGCGGGCGACACGGTCCGCGGCGACCCCAACCGCATCGCCGCCCGCCATGCCGGGAGCAAGATATATCTGGGCCGGTGCGAGACGTGCGGCCCGACCCGGTTCTCCACCGGCCCCGGGAAATGCCTGACCTGTTTCAACGCCATGGGATACCCCCGGCCATGAACAACGCCCAAAGCCCCGACCGCACGGACGTTTGGCTGACGCCGCGCCCTATCCTTGACGCGCTGGGGGAGTTTGACCTGGACCCGTGCGCGCCGGCCGTCCAACCATGGCCGACCGCCCGCGCGACGTACACGGAGGAGGACGACGGACTGGCCCAGCCGTGGTTTGGCCGGGTCTGGTTGAACCCGCCGTACAGCCGCCCCTTGCTGGGGCGTTTCATGCGTCGGATGGCGGAGCATGATCACGGGGTTGCGCTGATATTCGCGCGCACGGAGACGGCGGACTTTTTCGGATCGGTCTGGGAACGCGCGGCGGGGCTTCTATTCCTCCGGGGACGCCTGACGTTCCACCATGCGGACGGGACGACCGGCGTGGGCAACGCGGGCGCCCCCAGCGTCTTGTGCGCGTATGGCCACGATGACGCGGAGCGACTGGCGTTCTCCGGTCTGGACGGTCAATTCGTCCCGCTCCGGCTCCCGCGGTTCGTGCTGGGCGCGGCGCTGAACCTGACGTGGCGCGACGTCGTCAAGGACTGGGTCCGCCGGCAATCCGGCCCCGTCGCCTTGGCCGACCTGTACCGGGCGTTTGCTCGCCACCCCAAGGCCGCGGAGAACCCCACGTACCGCGCGACGATCAGGCGCGTCCTACAGGAAGGCCCGTTTACCCGCGTCGCCCGCGGCGTATGGGTTGACAACCGTTGACCGCGCCGTCAACTTAACGCCATCAACGAGAGGGACCAGACCATGACTGACGGACCGTACCGCGCGGAGTTTGGCGCTATTCACCACGAGGGCCAGGCGGGCTTTCTGTTTACGATCAGCGGCCCGCCCGGCAACGCGAAGAACGTGGCGGAGGCGCTTAACGTCATGGTCGCTCGCAATGCCGCCTCCGGCATTCGCGCCGTGCTGAACGAGCTGGCCCTGCGCGCCACCGACGCAACCCGCGCCATGACCGCCCGTATCGTGGCGGAGCGCGTCCGTCAGCAAGCGGAGGAAGGCCGGACCCCCGAATGGGACGACCGCTACACCACTGGCGGCCTGGCCCGCGCCGCGGCGTGCTATGCGCTGTCGGCGGGCGGTCAAGAGAACCGCGTGGAGGACTTTTGGCCTTGGGACTGGTCGTGGTGGAAACCCGCTGACCCCATGCGTGACTTGGAGCGCGCCGGGGCCCTTATCCTCGCGGAGATGGAACGGAGGGCGAGACTGTGAACCACCACGTACGCCGGGCGCTGGCCGCCCTCAAGACCGACACGCACGACCGCAGCGGCTGGGTGCGACGCTCCGGCGGTGACCGCTCCGACGCGCCAGAAAGTTACGTCCCCGGCTCCGTTCGCGGCTTCACCAGCTACACGGCGCCCGCCGCCAAGTCTGACCGCGTCATGTACGAGGGTGGCGACTGGAGCGAGCCGTGCGAGGTGACACCGTGACCCCCGCCCGCCGCGCGGAGATAATCACGGGGGTGGAGGCCGCGCTGGCCACGGAGGGGGCCGTGCTGGTCGGTCGGGAGCATATTGAGGCGCTGTTGCTCTGGTTCGCCTCGTCGCCGCCCGGCCTGACCGTCATGGACGCAGTCGTCGCGGGATATTGCGTCGGGGGCGCCGGTGACGTTTGGTTGATGCATCCGCCCGGTCGTCCGGGAGGTGGAGGTACGCACCGTTCCCAAGCCGACGCCTGGCGCGCCGCGCTTCACCATATGGCCGCCGCCCAGTGACCGCTTGTCCGTTCTGTACCGCCGGCCTGTACCTCAACGACCACCCCGGCTTGGGGCCGTGCGTATGCGTCACACCGGAGCGCGTTGAGGCGCTGGAGCTGGAACGCGACGGCCTCCAGGAACAGCTTGACCACGCCAACACGCGGCTGACGGAGGCATGGGACAAGGTGCTGGAAAACCCCGATGTCACGCGGGAGGGCAAGTCACTAGCGGAGGCGACGGACGAGGCGCTGGACTTTGCGTACGAGCAAGGCGCCGGGGACAAGGCCGCGGCCGCCGACGCGCTCCGCGACTACCTGGTCAGCCAAGGCCACCCCGCCACGCCCATCCGGCTGGAGAACCCGCACCTTGACGCGCTGGCCGATGCGCTGTTGACCTGAAACGACGACGCCCCGGGGAGGGATAGCGCGAGCGGGGGCGTCCAGGTGGTTGGGACCGACCCGACCGAAGGGGTTGCATGACGGAGGCCCATCGTCAAGTCCGGATCAGTTGGCTGGCGGAGCTGTCCGCGGCGCGCCGGGCGTTACGCGCGGCCGGCTGGAGCGCCAGCGAAGCGATCGCCGCCCAGCTCGCCACGCACCGGATCCGGCGGTTCTCCGTCTGGGCCATGGCGACGTACCGGCGCGCGGAGCTGGTCGTGCTGTTCCACCTCCAGGGCGGCCGCTGCTATTTGTGCGGGGAGGCCATGTACGCCCGCGCGCTGGGCCTCAACCGCCCCGATGACGCAACCCGTGACCACGTCGTCCCCCGGCGTCGGCAAGGACCGGACGCCCGTAACTTGCTGGCCGCGCATCGGGAATGCAACGAGCGCAAGGCCGATCGGGAGCCGTACCCGTGCGAGCTGGTGTACCTTGCTGCGATTAACGCGCGGCTCGCTCCGCGCAATACGCCGCCGCGTCCTTGACGCGCTCCGCCTGACGGCGGCCCCAGGCGGGGTGTTCCACCTCCCGGTGGCGGATCAGCGGAACGCCGATCGTCTCCCCCAGCGCCACGATGACCGCGGCGTCGCCAGTGGTCTGTTGCTCCGGCGTCAGGGCCGGGCCTTGCGGCTCCACCTCCACCGGGGCGCATATGGACGAGGGGAGCGGATCCAGCGCCGGCCGCGGCTCAACGCCGGTGGTCCCGCACGCGGTCAGACCCAGCGCGGCCATGACGGCGGCCAAGGTGATCCTCATTGCGTCGGCCTCCGGGCTTCACAAACGGCCATCCCGGTGCGGACGCCGCGGTCAAAGGCGGTCGTGCCCTCCACGCCGCACGCCTGGGCGTTGGCGGTCAACAGGGCGCCGTTGCGCACCTCCAGCGCCTTGACGCGCTTGGCTTCCTCCACGCGGATTTCCTCCACGCGTTCGGCGGCGCGCTCCAGCTCGTCAATCCGGGCGGTCAGCTCGCCGCGTCCGATCAGCAGGAAGGCGACGACGCCGACCAGCACGACGTTGACGATCAGCGAACCGATAAAGCCCCGGCTCATTGGTCGTCGGCGGCGATTTCGGACACCTCAATCGTGCGGGTGTCGGTCGCGTGCGTCTCGTATTCCTCGCCGTCCGCCAGCGTCTTGAGGACGGAGCGCATTTCCGGATCCGCGTGGCGGTCCACGGCGACGACCTGGACGCGGAGGCCGGGACGTACATGGGCGTTGATGGTCACGCGGGTGGTCATGGCGTCAGCCTCCGTTGGACGGTCAAGTTATGCCTTCGCTCCGCCGAACGCAACCGCCGCGCTGGTTGTTCCGCTCTCCGGGGCCTGGGCCTTGGAATACAGACGGGCGATTTCCGCCGGCGCGCTGACGTTGAGCGCCAGGTGGCCGTACTTGAGATACAGCTTGGGTTTGGCGGCGTCCGGCATGACCGTATCGTTGACGCGCCCCTCGTGGAGCGCCGGATGCCAGTCGTACCCCAGCGATTGCATAAGGGCGCGACGCTTGGCCCGCGGGACGCCGGCGCGCATCTGGTCAATGAGGGCGTCCAGATATTTGGAGCTGACCCAGCCGCCGGAGAACCCGGGCCGGCCTTCCTCAATCGCCTCCAGCACCTCTTGCTCCACGCGGCCGCGCGACGCTGACACGGCTTCGCGGGTCGTGGACGTCTCCGGCGCCCGACTATGGCGGGCCGGGTCCAGCGCGGCCTCAATCTGGAACGTCGTAAGGAAATGGGCGACCACGGCCAAGCCGTAGCTGGCGCCTTGGACGGCGTACACGCCCTCGCCTTTCCACCAGTCCCGAAGGTCCGCGAAATACTCGTCCGTCATGCCGTCGCGCTGGAGGTCCAATTCCGTTTGCTGGGCGGTGAAGAAAATACCGTATCGCCGCTCTTTGTCGTCAATCGGCATTCCGTCCTTATAGTTGGTCGTAATGACGCCGTTGGCGCGGTTGTCGGCCGTCACCTGTTTAATGCCCTTGCCCTCAAAGGCGAGGCGTTCAGCCGTGACAATCGGCTTAAGTATTTCCAGAAACTCCCGGCGGTCACTGACTTTGAGTTCCTCAAGGCCAACCAGCAACTTGCGGTACAGCCAATCGTTAAACTGGCCGCCGGTCTTGGCCATGGCGTCCACGTTGACCAGGTGCGTGTATTCCTCCCCGATCAGGTATGACAGGACGTTGATGATCGTGGACTTTCCGTTGCCCTGCACGCCCTGGATCACCGGCCACCATTGCAGCTTGCGGCCCGGCGACTGCGCAACGCGCGCCATCCAGTTGAGCAGTATCGCCCGGTCCCGTTCGTCGCGGAGCATTTTGGCGAGGTGATTGAGGAACGGCGACGCGTCGCCCTCCAGGATCCGCGGGTCGTACGGCACGTACGAGTTGACCCGGGCGCGGTTTCCGTCGCGGACCACCGCCCCTTGCTCCAGCTCCGGCCGGAAACAAAGGTCGTTGACGATCACGGGGGCGTTGACGCGGGATTTGGTGAACGCCTCCCATGCGCTGTCCGTCGTTTTCTGGCCCATCGGGTCCAGCACAAACAGGTGGCCGCCGTACACGACGTCGAAACTGGCGCGGGCCATCACCTCGTTGCGCGGGAGCGAATAGACGAGGGACTGACTGGACAGGAAAAAACAGCCGTCGAAATGGGCCAGTTGGTCGTACGGCCCCATGTACTCCCGGGCGGCCTCGCGCACGTTGCGGCCGGCGGCCAGGGCGGCCTCCGCCATCTGGGCGGGGTCGGTCGGCGGGACCACCACCGGCGCGGACTGGGCGCGGCCGGCGGCCACCTTGCCGACGAACGCCGCGGCCTTGACGATCGTGTCCACCAGATACGTCCGGTGGCCGTCCCATTTGTCGCGGGCCAGCGCGGACCGGCGCATCAACCGCTCCATCCGTTCGCAATTCTTGCCGGTCCAGAACGCCAGGTGGTTGGCTAGGGACTGGTCCGCCTCCGACTGACCAAACGGCTTGTCCCCCTCGCCGGGCCATTTGGCGGCCAGCTTGGCGACGTCGGCGGTCCATAGGTCCGCGAACGTCACGTCCCCGTTGGCGCCGCCGAACGCCGCCGCGGCGCTGCGCTGGCCGCTGGCCATGGCCTTGCGGATCAGGTCATCGTCATCTGTCGGGCCGTCCCATTCCGGCACGGCCTCCGTGGTCCACGCGGCAACCTCTCCGGTCGCAGTCGGCTGGAAAAAGTCCGCAACGAGCTGGTGGACCGCCGGCGTGCAATCCAGCGCCGCGTCCCCGATCGCGTTGGTTCCCGTCAGGGCGACAAAGCGGCCCGTCGTGTACAGCTCCAGCCCCAGCGGGGTGTTTTTCTTGGCGTGCGCGATCGGCGCGGTGCGGCCGATGACGTGGAGGCCGCGCCCGGAATGGGACACCTCCACCGCGGCGCCGGGGAACCGCGCCAGCAAGGAATGCGCGAGCGGCGACCACTGGCCGTCCTGGCCCAGCGCCCCGTCAATGTCGTGGAAAAAGAACGGGTCTTGAGCGGTGAAAACGAACCCGGCCCCAGACCCGTGGCCACGGTCGTGGTTCGCCGCGACGGCCAGCGCAACGTCCGACGTCGTCCAGTTGGCCGGGTCTTGAGCGTCGCAAACGTGGCCGGTCTGCCAATGACAGGGGAACTTATTGAACTTGCCGGGTTTCTCCGGAATAGGCGCGGCGAACCACGTTACGAACTGGGGCCATGCGCCAAGCGCGGCCAGCGGCGGGGGTAAGGTCAGCATGGCGGTCCCTGGCCACGCGTCAGTTGGTCAGGGTCGCAAGGGCCTGTTGCCTGACGTCGGCGGGAGCATCCAACGCGATGGGGTGGCGGTCTGCAAGCCCCTCCGCGATCAACTTGAGGATGGGGCGCCGGACAGCTTCCGTCAGCACGGCGCGCTTAAGGTCGCGCATCGTCCCGAACGCATTGGACACGGTGGCCTCCGACACCTCCGCGCGGGCGGCCACGTCCTCCCGGGTTATCCACTGGTACCCAACGGCCAGCGCGGAGGCCACGGCGGCCTCCAGCACGCGCGACTGGCGGCCCTCGCGCATGACGGCGGCGCGTTCGGCGCGGGTTTGTCGGTTGGTCATGCTTCCGGCTCCGGGATGGGTTCGGCCTCAACGGAAACGTCAGGCTGAATTACGCGATCAGGCGGGACGTCCACCGTCGCGCCGAACATTGCGCTACGGAAAGCCTCGTCTGGAATGGTGATCGTGACCTTTACGGCCACCTCTTTGCGCCCCAGTGACGGCGCGCGTTTCGTCATGCGCAGCACGCCAAAGGCGTCAGCGATCAGGTACGCGGTATCCTTCATCGTATCGTCCTCTCTCCGGTCGCGAAACAGGCGTCCCCGCCGCTCGCCACCACCAGATTGATCCACGCAAGTTGCGCCTGTTCCCGATCGGACCCCGACCATTTCCAGTCCCGGGCCTTGCATTCCCGGCTCATAAACTGGGCGATCACCGTTCCGACCATATCGGGCGTCACAACCCGCTTGCGCCAGCCGACCAGGTCGGACGACTTGAGCCGTTCGTTAATGGCCTTGCTCTCATTGGCCAGACCGTAGCGGACCGGCCGGCCGCGCTCGTCCGTCAGCACGCCGACGTTGTTGCGCCAGAGGTGCGCGCCGTAGTGGGGCGCCTCCAGCCGCACGAGTGACTGGGCGTACGCCTCGCTGTCGCTATGCGCGGGGGCGGCGGTCGGCGCCGGCGGCGGGATCACCAGGCTGACGAGGTCCAGCAACGCGCCGTCGCTGACCCCGTGACGCCGCGCCCAGTTGGCCAGGGTCAGGGGCGGGATCATCCGACAATCCCCACGGTTTGTCCGTCGTCCAGCAACTCCACGCGCTCCACGTCCGCGTATTGCTGGTCGCTCTCGTTGACGATTTGAACCGTCGCGTTGGGGTCGCGCTTTTCAAGCGCCTGGATCAGCTCGTAAACGATCATGACCGGAGCGCCCCCAGAACGCGGTCCGTGCCGTGGATCCAGTATTCCGCGCTCGTCTCCGTGTTGCTGACGTACAGCCGGTCGCCGTAGCCTTGGCGGACGACGTGGCCGCGCTGGATTTCGCCGGCGTTCCCATAGACCCAGCGCACCGGCGCGCCCTCGCCGTACTTGGCGCGGAAGCCGGCCAGAAACGCCTCATGGGCGCGGGCCGCCTCGTCCGCCAGTCGGATCAACGTGCGGTCGTCGGGAACGATGGTCACGGGGGCTTTCATGCGGCGAGCCTTTCGGATGCGATATGGGCGGCGAGCTGGACGCCAAGGAATTCCGTGTACGCCGGCGGGATGGCCTCCGACATTTCGCGCGTCGTCATCCAATCAATTCCCATACACTCCCGGGCGATCGCCGGTTTGTCCTGATCGGGGAAATCGGCGGACTTGCGGCCCCCGTGACGAGCGGAGCGGCAACGAGCGTGGCCGCCGTAAACGCCAATGACGGGCCGGTCCGTATGGGCGCATTCCGGAACCGCCAGCGAGACGTTGCTTTCAAATAACCGATGCCGGCGCAACTCGTGGCCGATCGCGCCCAGACCAAACATGGTCCCGCACAAGGTCACGGGGTCGCGCATCGCCCAGCGGGCGCCGGCCACGTTCTCAATGATCCACGGAAGGCCGGTCGCCTCCAGCAGCGTGCGGGTTTCGTCAATCAGCAGGGGCGCGCCGACCGTTCCCGGAGCGTGGCGCATTTCCGTGTACCCCTGACACGGCGGCGAAGCGTGGACGGCGTCAAAGTTGTCGCGGATCCAGCCGGCGGAAAGCGTCAGCACGTCGCGCTGGTGGAACGTGAACGGATAGCGGCGTTGCGGCTCAACGTCCACGCCGGTGACGGTGAAGCCGGCCCGGGCGTAACCCGCTCCAGCACCGCCCGCGCAACAGAATAAATCCAGCAACCTCATACCCCGGTCATGCCTTACGGTGACGCCGCCGTCAACCGCGCCGTCAACGCTTCAGTTTCCGGGCGCGCTAACGTCATGGCGGACAGGACGTCCACGCCGAACGTCAGGAAAAACAGCCGTTGCATCTGGCGATCGTCCAGACCCTCCGCTTTGCGAAGTCCGCCCCATTGCGCCATGGCCCAGCGGAGCGACGCCTGGGCGGCCTGACGCTCCCCGTGGCGGTTGATCAACTGGTTCATGCCGATGCGCGGGACGTTCCGGAGCAACAGCGACACGGAGTAATCGTCCGCCGACTGGTCCACCTCCGCCACGGCGCCGCGGAGCGCGTCCAGCGTCGCCGGGTCCAGCTCCGTCAGGTCGCCGTCCACCTTGGCGGGGGAACCCCGTGACGCCGGCTCAACCGGATCCGGCTCCAGACCGCAATGCGGACAATGGTGGTGGAACCGCTCGTACGGCTGGTAACAGCCGACGCGGGGGAGGCGTACGGCGCAAATACGCATGGGGATGCCGTCGCCGCCACCTCCGCGCCCCTTGCCGTCCAGCGTCCACGGGCGGGGCCGGTCGGGCGGTCCGTGCCGGAGGAAGTTGTTGACGTGGTCAATGATGATCGCGCGCGGCTTGGGACTGGCGGCGATGGCGGCCAACCGGCCCGCTTGCGTGGAGAGGTCGAAACCCGGGGCGTACATGGGCCGGAGCGCCCGCCCGAATTGCTGCATATAGGTGGCCAGGCTCTCCGTCTTGCGGCCGAATACGCCAACCTCCACCGCCGGAAGGTCGAAACCTTCGCTGACAATGTCCACCACGACCAGCACGTCAATGCCGCGCCGCGCGAACTGGGCCAGCATTTGCCGGCGCAACCCGTCGTCCGTCTTGCCGGTCAGCGTCTCCGCGCGGATCCCGGCGGCCCTGTACGCCGCGGTGGTGTCGGCGGCCGTTTCCGTGTCGGACGTAAAGACGATCGCCAGCCGGCCGTTCGCCCAGCGCCGGTATTCCTTGACCATATCCCCGACGATATGGGACGCCTTGGACGCGTTCCGGAGCGTGGCGGTCGAGTAGTCCCCGGACGCCCCAACGCTGGCCTCGTTGAGCATTTCGACCAGGTCGCTCTCAACGCATACCATGCGGTAATCCGTCAGGTACCCTTGCTCAATCAGCCACCGCATCGGCGGCCCCTGGACCATGACGTGCGCGACGCCGTCCGCGTGCGCGCCCAGCCCCTTCCCATCCGCCCGCTGGGGCGTCGCGGTCGGCAACAGGCCAAGGCATTGCGGATGCGTGAACTTGGCCACGACCGACGCCCATTTATTGTCCGCAACGACGTGGTGGCCCTCGTCCACAATCCAAAGCGTCACTTGCTGGAACCAATGCTCCAGACCGGTGGCGCGGATCAGGGTGTCCACGGAGGCGACCGCGCACCGGGCGCCGGGGTTGTAAAAGCTCCGGCCAAACTCCGCGAGGTGGAGTTGCGTTATTGCGGTGATCGTCTTTTTGGCCGCCACGATATTGTGGACGACGCCGGCGCGGGCCAGCGCCAGAGATAGTTGGCTGACCAGCTCTTGACGGTGCGCGATTACCGCCGACGCGCCGGGATGCTCTTGGATCAGGTCGGACAGGATGATGGTTTTACCGCCACCCGTGTCCAGCCGCATCAGCACGTTGCGCGCGCCCGCCATCCACGCCGCGCGAACCTCCGCCTTAAGCTGGGCCTGGTAGGGGCGAAGCTTCACTGACTACACGCAAAGTCCAGCGCGGCGGACATAACGGTCCCCTCGTTAACGCGCATCCACGGCGTTCGCTGGGCCGCGTTGCGCGCCACCAGATTTTCCCGGGCGTCCAAATACCGTTCGTCCACCAACTGAACGAGGCCAGCCGCGCAATCGAAATCCGCACGGGAAACGGTGACGTGATAAATCAGGCCATCCGCTATTTGCGGTTCCCGGTACGCCTCAAAAATATCCACGCTGGCGATTTCCCCGCGGCGTTGAGCGGACGCGGCGTCCCAGCCAAACGCTTTATCTCCGTCCGACTGGAGGATATGGAACAAGGTTTCCAGCAACATTTCCGCGACCCCGACAAAATAAGTTGACGGCCCGGTCATGCTACATTACCGCTCCATCCGTCAACTACAGGGACCGACAAAATGATCACGCTGACGATTAACTCCGCGACGCTGACCAGCAAGGAAGCCGGCGCGGCCGCCGCCATGCTCTTGGCGCTCCACCCGGAATGTCTGGCCGATGCGATCGCGTCGCTGGGCGACGCCGACCAACTCCGCCTCCCGCTCGTTGTTGAGCATCGGGCGGGCGACCGGAGCGTCCGCCGCGAATACGCCGCGCAACCGGAGCCGGAGCTGGACGCCGCCACGGCCTTCGCCTCCGCGCCCGCGCCGGAACAGACCGCCGCGGAAGCCTTCGCCGCGCCCGGAGCGCAACCCCCGGAGGCCGGCGCCCCTTTGGCCCCAGCGGCTCCGCCCCCCGTCCCTGCATCATCTGTGACGGAACCGGCCGCCGCGGCTCCTATTACACCCGCGATTGCGGCGCCTGTAACGGGACCGGGCGTTGAGCTGGACAGCGAGGGCCTTCCCTGGGATGCGCGGATCCACTCGTCCCCGGCGTCGCTGACGAAAAAGGGGCCGTGGCGCGCCAAGCGCAACCTCAATCAGTTGACCGAACAAAAGGTCAAAGAGGAATTACGCGCCGCGCTGGCCGCCCCCGGCGCCGGTACCGCCGCTCCGGCCCCCGCGCCCGCACCGGCGGAGACGCCCGCCGAACGGACCGCCCGAGAAGCCGTGGAACAGGGCCTCGTGAGCGCCCCTTTGGCCGCCGCACCCCCTGCGCCGCCTGTTGCGGCCCCGCCCCCCGCATCGGTCCCCGCGCCCCCTGCGGCGAGTGCGGCGCCCGCCCCCTCTCCCGCGGCTGACGACGCCACCCCGCCCGCCACGCTCTTTGCGGCGGCCATGCGCAAGGTGACGAAGGCCCAGCTTGACGGCCATATCACCGTCCCGGAAACGGACGCCATCCTGACGCACCTTGGCCTGGCCCAGATGCGCGACCTTTTGGCGCGCCCGGACCTGATCCCGGTATTTGACGTCAGCGTGGACAACCACGTCGCCCGGTACGTGACGCAATGACGGCGGTGGCCGGTATCCTCCGCCCGTCTGGCGCTCCGCGCTGGGCGGGTCAGGGGGAACCCGGCTGTCCCGGTTCGTTCGCCCTGGAGCAACTGTTCCCGGAGGACGAGGACAGCCCGGAAGCGCGCGAGGGGACGGCGGGTCACTTTTACGTCACGGAGGCCGTCCAGGGCTGGTTCCACCCCATCGGAACCGTGACCCCCAGCGGCCACCCGATTGACGCGGAAATGGTGGAGGCTGGCCAGTCATACGTGGCCGACGTCTCGCGCGAGCTGGGGGAGGCGGCCCGGTACCCGACGCCCTCCGCGTTCGGCGTTGAACAAAAACTGACCATGCGCCGTTGGATCCACCCCGATTGCGAGGGGACGCCGGATACCTTCCTGTTGAACCTCGCCGCGCGGCGGCTGATCGTCTGGGACTACAAATACGGCCACCGCTACGTGGACCCGTACCGCCACCCCCAGATGGTCAGTTACGTCGCCGGCGTCATGGAGGCGTACGACCTGACCGCGGAGGACGTGGCCGACCTGGAAATCATCGTCCGTGTCGTCCAGCCCCGCAACTACAGCGCCGCCGGCCCCATCCGGGAATGGCGGACGACGGGCGCGGTCGTCCTTGAGGAAATCGCCCGGCTTCGCGCCGCGGCGCTGGCCGCCAAGACGCCGAACGCTCCGACGCTGACCGGCTCTCATTGCCGGGACTGTTCCGCCATCCACGCGTGCGAGGCCAACCGCCGCATGGGCGGGTACGCCATGGACGTGGCTGGACGGTCCACGCCCGACGTCATGCCGCCCGACGCGCTGGGTCTGGAGCTGCGCAACCTGGACCGGGCGCTTAAGCGTCTGGAGGCGCGCCGCGACGGACTGGCGACGGTCGCGCTGGACGCCATCAACAAGGGCGCCAACGTGCCGTACTGGTCACGGGGTTTCGGCAAGGGGCGCGAACGCTGGGCCGCGCCGCTTCCGGAGGTTTTCGCCATGGGCGATATGTTGGGGGTGGAGCTGCGCAAGCCCGCCGCCCTGACGCCCAACCAGGCGCGTGACGCGGGCGTTGACGCGTCCGTCATCGCAGCGTATTCCGAAACGCCAACGGGGGCCGCCAAGCTGGTCCCGGTTGACGACAACCGCGCCGCCAAGGCGTTTTCAGCCGTAGGGACCAATCCATGACCGTAACCGCCACGGAGGTGTACGCCGCGCTCCGCGTTGCGCTCCGCGTCCTCGCTAACGCTGACGCTGACGACGTGGAGGCCACGCGGGCCGAACGCGTCCTTTCATCGCTCACTGATCCGAATACCGCCCAAGAAATCCGGATCATCGGTCGCACCTGACCGCCGCCTCTCCGCCGCGCGCATCCCGCGCCCGGCAAACTTAGGGACCAACCCATCATGACCGCCACCCGTTTTACGTCGCCAGTCGGACGTTTCGTCCAGGGCGACCTTGCCCGACCCCAGACCACTGACCAGCAAGGCAACCCGCGGGTCAAAAAGAGCGGCCCGAATATCGGCCAGCCGGATCCGCAATATTTCATCGCCGTGGCGTTCCCCAAGAATGACCCCGGGTTCCCGGCCTTTTACGCCGTGCTGGACGCCCAGGCTCGCGCCGATTTCCCGCACCTGTTCCCGGTCCCCGGCGGCCCGTGCGTCAATCCGCAATTTTCGTGGAAGGTGATCGACGGCGACGGCGTGGACACCAACGGCAAACAGAATTCCACCAAAGAAGGTTTCGCCGGATGCTGGGTCGTGCGGTTCTCGTCCGCCTTCGCGCCCAAGTGTTTCCAGCAACCGAATTTCGCCGCCCATCAACAGCTCCCGGACGCCTCCGTGATCAAGCGAGGGTATTACATTCAGGTCAACGGGACCGTGGACGGCAACAAGAACGCCCAGAAGCCGGGGATTTACGTCAACCTGGATATGGTCAACTGGGTCGGTTCCGGCCCGGAAATCGTCAGCGGCCCCGACGCCGGCGAAGCGTTCGGCGCGGGCGCGGCGTTGCCTCCGGGCGCGACGGCGGCTCCGGTCGGAATGATGCCGGCCGGCGGCGGTGCGGCGGCGGTCTATCCGGGCGCCCCGGCTCCGGCGGCTCCCGTGTACGCGGCGGCCCCGGCCCCCCAGCCCGTCGCCGCGACGGCCATGCCCGCACCGGCTCCCGCGGCCCCTGTACAGCCGTACGCGGGGTACATGGCGCCCGCCCCGGCTCCGGCGGCTCCCGCCGCTCCCGCCGCTCCGGCGGCCCCTGTCGGTCGCCAAATGACCGCGGCGGCCAACGGCGTGACGTACGAGGCGTACCAGGCCGCCGGCTGGACTGACGACCAGCTCGTCCAGGCCGGAATGATGCTCCCCCAGTAACGGGGCGGCTGGACGAGGGAACCGGAACGCTGTTGAACCGGACAGCCGGCGGCCAAGGCTCCGCCCGGCGTCGCGGGTTCCGGCATACGGACGAAACAAAGGCGCGGATCCGCGCGAGCATGAAAGGGCGACCATGGCCGAACTTGATTTTGAGACATTTTCGGCCGCGGGGTACGTCTGGAACGAGGCCACGAACAAATGGCGGCCGCCCCAAGGGTCACGGGATAAGGGCCTCTCCACCGTTGGGGCCGCGGCGTACACGGAGCATCCGACCGCGGAGGTTCTGACCCTCTCGTACGACTTGCGCGACGGGCGCGGCAAGCGACGCTGGCGGCCCGGCCAGCCGCTCCCCCAAGAGCTTTTCGATTACCTGGCCGCCGGCGGCGTGCTGGAGGCGCACAACGCTATGTTTGAACGGCTCGTCTGGGCCAACGTATGCGTCCGGAAATACGGCTTTCCGCCCCTCCCGTTCTATTCGCTGCGCTGTTCCATGGCCAAGGCCCGCGTGGCCTCGTATCCGGGCGCGCTGGCCAATCTGGCGAAGGTGCTGGGGACCACCGGCAAGGACGCCGAAGGCAAGCGGTTGCTGGACAAATTCAGCGTCCCGCGCAACCCGACCAAAGCGAACCCGGCGACGCGGATCCGGCCGGAGGACGACCCCGCCGACGCGGAGAAACTGTACGCATATTGCGACATGGACCTTGACGCGGAGCATGACGCCAGCGCCGTCGTCCAGCCGATGACCGCTGACGAGTTGCTGTTCTGGTTCGTGGATCAGGAAATCAACTGGCGGGGGCTGGGCGTGGACCGCGCCGGCGTGCGCAACTGTCTGGCCGTGCTGGAGCAAGCGTTGGCCCTGTACGGCGAGGAATTCCGCGCGCTGACCGGCGGACTGGAGCCGACGCAACTGGAGGCCACCCGGGGGTGGCTGGCCGACCAGGGCGTCCATATGTCCAGCATGGACGCCGACCACCTTGAGGACGCGCTGTCCTGGCCGCACGTCACGGGCGCGGCGCGCCGGGCGCTGGAAATCCGCCAGTTGATCGGTTCGGCCAGCGTCAAGAAACTGTACGCCCTAGAGCATCAATCCAGCGTGGACGACCGCGTACGCAACATGATCGTCCACCACGGCGCCCGGACCGGCCGGCCGACTGGCGAAGGCCCCCAGCCGCTCAATATGCCCCGGGAAGGCCCCAAGCTCCGTTGGTGCGACAACCCCGCCTGTTACCGCCCCAGCCGCCCCAGCGCGGACGCGTGCCTATGGTGCGCGGCGCCGGCCAACCCCGGCTGGAAAACCAAATGGGGCGGCCGGCCCAAGAACCTCCCCGACACCGTCCCGACGTCCGTTGAAATCGCGCTGGAGCTTATGGCGCATCGGTCGCTGGAACTGGTGGAGTGGTATCTGGGCGACGCGCTGTTGACGATTTCCGGCTGTCTCCGGGGGCTGTTCCAGGCCGGGCCGGGAATGGAGCTTATCGCGTCCGATTTCTCCGCCATTGAGGCCGTGGTCATCGCCATGTTGGCCGGGGAGCAATGGCGGATTGACGCGTTCCGGGAGCGCAAGCCGATATACCTTCTCTCCGCGTCGAAAATCACGGGGGTGAGCCTTGAGGAATATCTGGCGTACAAGGAACAGACCGGCGAGGACCACCCGGACCGCCAGAAAATCGGCAAGGTCAACGAGCTGGCCAACGGGTTCGGCGGCTGGATAGGGTCATCCCGTGCGTTCGGCGCCGAAGGCCCGGACGAGCTGATCAAGGCCAGGATCCTGGCTTGGCGCGCCGCGTCGCCGGCGATCGTGGACCTATGGGGCGGCCAGTCGCGTCGTCCGCCATGGGAGGAAAGCGCGCCGCGGGAGTATTTCGGATACGAGGGGATGGCCATTCAGGCGATCCAGTACCCCGGCCACGTATTCGAGTGGCGCGGCGTCCAGTTTTTCATGCGCCAGACGCATATTGGCGCGGCGCTGATCATCCGGCTGTTGAGCGGCCGGGAACTGACGTACCACCAGGCCAAGGTCAGCCCCTCGCCGCGCTGGCCGGGACAGCTCGCAATCACCTATATGACGTGGAACAGCAACGCCAAAATGGGGGCGTTTGGCTGGGTTCCCATGGAGACGTACGGCGGGCGGCTGACGGAGAATATCGTACAGGCCACCGCGCACGACGTCCTCCGGTTCGCCATCCTCAACTTGCGCGCCGCCGGATACCATACGGTCCTCCACGTCTATGACGAAATTGTCGTTGAAGTCCCCGCCGGCGCGGGGTCCGTGGAGGAAGTTGAGCGCATTATGGGGACCATGCCGCCATGGGCGTACGACGCCGTTGGCCCCTGGCCCATCCACGCGTCCGGTGGCTGGCGCGGTATTCGGTACCGGAAAGGCTAGTCGCGCGGCGGTGGCCGGTCGCTGGATCCTTCGCCCTCAAGGACGAACGAGCCGGGGCCGGCCTTCACCTCTATGCGCGTCGCCTTGCCGGCGACCATGCGCCAGATAAGCAGCCCGACCATGATGGCGAGCGCCACGCCAATCCCGCCGACGTAGTGGACGCGGACCACCTCCGACAGCTCCGTCCAGAGCGGCGCGACCTTAACGAGCGTCTGGAGGTTGGACAGCACGCCGATGACCAGGACGATGATGGCGCAAAGCGCCGGCCCGGCCAGGTTGCGCATCCATAGCGTAAGGCGATCCTCGCGCGCGACGGCGCTGACCGCGTCGGGCGTCCCGGGGCCAGTGACGGCCTCCGCGACCGCCTTGACGGTATCCGCTACGTTGGTCGGGGTCGTGTCGTCGGCCATGGCCAGACGCTAGGGGCGGCCACCCTGATCGTCAAGCTGGCGCTCAATGCGCTGGAGGGTCGCTTTGGTGGCTTCGCCGCGCTCGTCCATGCGCGCGATACGCTCTCGCATATCCGGCATTCCCGCGGTGGCGTGGTCCAGCTCGTCCAGACGCGTGTTGACGTTGGACGTCCAGACGGCCCCCGCCATGATGGCGGCCACCACCGTGATCAGGAACGGGAGGTTAATCGTCCGGTCAAAGGTCACGGGGGTGACATTCATGGGGGTCTGATCCGTCATTTGCTCAAAAGAGCAAGGGGCTAACGCTCACGCAATAGGCGAGTTGCGGCGACGCTCAATATTTGATGATCGGGAGATACAGGTGGTGTTTGGGCGCCGTTTCGGTCCCGACGTTCCCCGCGGTCGTGGAGTAGTTGGGGCTGGCCTGGGCGTCCTCCAGCGTACCGCCGCCGCCCAGCGTGCCGACGTGCGCTCCGTGCGGCCCAACCGTGTCGGGATAGTAAACGCCGTCCGGGTTCCCGCCGCGGTCAAAGACGCCGCCGCCGGTGTACGCGTTGGGGAGGTTGAACGAGGTTACGCCGTCGCCGGCGCCGTACATGGTCCCGATGACGGCGAACAGCTCCGCGTACGGCCCGCGCCCGATGGCGCTACCGTCGCGGACCAGCCAACCGTTCGGCGGGTTGACGCCAGCACAGTGGCCGACAACGCCGGGCGGGACGGCGACTTGCTGGATTTCCGGTGCGGACGAATAGGTCCGGAACCACGGTCCCCACGTTCCGGCAATGCGCGACCGCTCGTACGCCCGCGTGGTGGCCTCGCTGACGCCAGTAACGGCACGCGCCGATTGCTTGACGTTGTTGGCGTCAGTTGCCTGAACCTCAAGGAAAATGGCGCCGCCGGCGAGGGCCGCGGGGCCGTTGGTGACGGCGGCGGCCGCGCGGTACCAGCCGCTTTCCAGCGCCAGGTTGAGGTCCGCCACGTTGGGGGTGGCGCCGGCGGTGGCGGCCAGCCGGTTGGGGAGGACGAACGAGGGGGACAGTTGCGACGGAAGCGGCGTCGTGATCAGCCACTTGGTCCCGTTGCTGACGGCGCGATAGGCCCGTCCCGCTACGAGGTCGCCGGCGGCCAGGTCCGCCTCAACGGACGTCACCAGCGGGAGAGTGGCCAAGGCGTTGACCTTGAGCGTCAGCGGGCCGGCCGGCGAGGCGTCCGGCACGGAGAATTCCACGACAGCGCCCGCAATCTGGGCGAACGCGGCGCCCGGAAGCGCGAGCGTATAGGCGGGACCGACACGGGCGGCCGCGGCGAAGGTGAACCGGCTTTCGCGGATGGCGGTGGCGAGGGGCGCCGGCGACGTCAACAGCGTGCTGGACGAGGGGGTGGCGTAGTCGGCCGCCACGGCGATCAGCGAGAGGGAGAACGGTTCCACCTCGCGCCATTTCGTCGGGTCGCTCCCGGGGACGGAGGTGTTGGCGTCCACGAGAGAGGCGAACAACCGGACGCCCGCGCCGGCGTCATACCGGACGTACGCGCTCCGCGAATAGCTGAACGCGGCCCCGCCGTTGTCGGCCGACGTGATCCACTCCGGGTTCCCGAACCGCTGATATTGACCGATATTGTCGGTCATATCGCGGTAAAGCTGGTTGGTCTGGTCGCGCGGGATGCGCTTGGCGGCCGGGTCAGTTGCGGGGTTCCGCTCGTAATCGAAGCTGAAACCCTCCGCATACGACAACGAGCCGTCGCCCAGCGGGCCGATCGGCACGGGCGAAATGTCCCCGGAGGCGGCGAACGGCGTACGGTAAAAGTACTGTTGCATTAGGCCCCGCCGTAGTTGCTATTTTCAAAGTTGAGGTAATAGGGGTCAAACCCGAACCGGTCCGCCGGGTTTATCAGGATGCGGACGCCGACGCCAGCGGGGCGCGGCAACAGGTCGAATTGCTCCAGCACGAACGTGACGGACGGGTCGGGGAGAAAATCAAAGACGTACGTGGCCGTCTCCATATCCAGGCTGTCCAGCACGTACGCGTTGCCCTCGTCCCCAAAGAGAACGGCCAGGAAGGCGTTAACCTCCGGCACGGTCCCCCGCGTGACGAGCTGGAAATACCGGAGACGGAGCGCCAGGCGGCGTTGCTCCGTGGACAGCGACAGGGCGGCGTCAATGTCCCGGCCGAAATTGCCGTTTTCAAAGTTGAGGTTGAAATCCCCGAACCCGAAAACCTCCCGATCGCCGGACGCCGGCGCGAGCGCCAGCAACGGCAAGTTGAGGATTTGCGCCCAGACGGTCAGCCCGAAATCGTTGGCGGTCCGGAGGTCGAATACGTCGCGGATCCAGTCCGACCAGAACGCGGAGTGTTGGCCGTCGTACCAGCCCTGTTTGGCCGCCACGAGCGACTGGAGCCGGACCGCCTTGTCGTACTGCCAAAGCAGGGCCAGGCTTAGGTCCGTGAAGAAATCGAGCGGCTGGACACGCTCCGTCACGTCACCACCACCGTGATATTGCCGTTGAGGATGGCGGCCCGCTGCGCAATCGTGATGGTCACGGGGGTGGCCGCCAGCGCCATCGGGTCCGTGCCGACCAGAACGCTGGAGACGTACAGGTCCGGCGCCGCGCGGTTGATCGCCCCGGCCAGCTCAAACGGCGAGACGTCTTGACCGATCGTCAGGCCCGGTTCCCCGGCCTGGTCGCCCGCGGCGTACGCCTGTATGGCCTCCCGCACGGTCTGGGCGGGCGTTCCGCCGGCGCCGGCCACCTGTTTGACCGTCACGGAGACGTACACCGTCACGGGGTCGGGGCGCTGGAACGTGACCGGGTATTCCTGACCGCTGACCGGTTCAACGACGGGGACGGTCAGGTCGCCCGACCAGCCGCAACCCAAGCTCTTGTTGGCCAGCAAGGACGCGGCGACGTCGCTGTCCAGTCCGCCGTCCACGCACACGAAAATGGAATGCGGGTTGATCGTAACCCCTTCCTCCACCACCGCCACGTCGGTGACGTTCTCCCGGAACAGCACGCTGGTGACGTCAGGGACGTCGTACAGGCCGCTGACGATCGCCTCCGGGAGCGCGACGTTCTGGAGGGACAGCGTCCGCCGGCGGCGCTCCCGGGCCGCCTCGTCGCTCTCCGTCGCTTCGCCCAGCGTAGCGGCGGCGGGGTTCGTGACCGTTTCCCAGCCAAGGGCCGCGGTGACAATCTGGGTCAGAGCGCCCGGCGCGGCCGGGACGGGGCCAAACTCCACGGAACGGAACGTGCCGACGCCCGCGCCGGTCGCGTCCAGCGTGACGGACCCCGTCGTCTCGAAAAGGTCGCCGCCGGCGCCGACGCTCGCGCGGGCGCCTTGAGGAATGATCGCACCGGGGACACCGGCCAGCAACGCGCCGTTGATGACGGAGCGGGTCGCCTGGACGCGCTGACCGCCCGTCAGCGCCCATATGGCGTCCAGAAATACGCCGCCGGCCAGGTTCGGGTTGATCTGGTTGGCCAGCGCGGCGTTGTTCCGGACCACCGCGTCCCGGGCCAGCGTCTCCATGACGATCAGCAAGCCTTGCGGCGTGTCGGGCGTCACGATCAGGTCTTGACCGAACGCGTCGCGGAATTCTTGCTGGACGGCCGCCAACAGGTCCGCCGTGTCGGGGATGACGACCCCGCGCGGGGTGACGTATTCGTAATCGTCAGCCATTGAGGGTCAGGTTCCCGTACGCGGTGCGGATGGTGGCGACGTAGCCAAGGCGGTTGTTGACGCGCGACGTCGTCAGCGACACGATACCCGTGACGTCGGGGACCGCCAAGAGGCGCTGGCGCAAGGCCGCCTCAAACGCCGGGACGTTAGGGACGCCCGCCCATGCCGTCGTCCGGAACGGGACGCCCTGGTCGTACGCCAGTACCATTTCGTTGCGCAGCACGCGCGCCGTGGACCGGCAAGCGAAGCCGACCGCGTCAACCCCCGTGGCTATGGCCAGCGCGCCGTCATGGGCGATGACGAGGTCATTGGACAGGTCGGTCGCAAAGGTCTGGGTCATGGGGCCTCCGGTCCGGTCGTCGGCGTCGCGCCAAGCTTGTGGATATGCGTTTCCACCTCCACCCCGTTTGCGTCAACGATGCCACCCGACGCGGTCAGGATACCCGTGACGGTGACGGGGCCGTTAATGGTCGTCAAGGCCGCGTCTATGGTCACGCCGTCAGGGCCAACGGTCAGCACCGTCGCGCCCGCGCTGATCCGGACGTCCGCGGCGCCGACCGACACGCGCGCGCCGGCGTCGTCGGATTGCAGCACGACCCGCTCCGCGTCCTCGCCGTCCAGCGTGAAGGCCCGGAGACGGTCCGGGAAAAACACGCCGTCCGCGAAGCTCCGGGACCGCGCCGTGTTGGGCCATTCCTCGTCAAGCGACTGGAGGAACAGCGAGACGTCCCGGTCGTTGGCCTTAAGCCACCCCAAATCCCCAGGGACCAGCGGGAACGTCAGGACGAACCCGCCGCCGGCGAGCTGGTAAACCGGAACGCTGGCGACCCGGGCGCGCGACACCTTGGCCCCTGTCGTGGTCCCCATCATTATCATGGGCTGGACGGTCGCCCGGTTGCGCTCGCGATCGTACGCCACGACGCGCGCGGGGAGCATCGTATCCATGCCCTGCATCGTCTTGCCGATGGCAATACGGAGCATCCCCGCCATGCTGGTTTCGTCGGCCGGGTTGGCGCTGGGCGGGGCGTTGGTGTCGGTCACGGGGTCGCATCCGTCTGGGCTGGCGGGGTATAGCCGTTCCGGCTGCAATCCGCGACCCAGTAGAAGGCCGGTCCGCGCGTCTCCGCCTCAAACTCCAGTTGGAAAATCGTGTATTCGCCGTTGAGCGAGGGGTTAAGCTTGCTCTCCAGCACGAGCGCGCCGCCCAACACGGTGTCTTTGTCCAGGAAAAACTTGACCTTGACGCCCCGCTCCGTGGCCTCCGGCGCGCCGATCATTCCGCTGTCTTGCGACAGGATCCGGGAGCGGTTCGGGAGCGACCGGCCGGCGTCCTTGACGATCATGGCGTCATCGTCAACGAATACGTCCACCCCGCCGATCAGCTCCAGCGCGTTGGTCTGTTTGAGCGCCGGGCCGCTGAACGAGTAGTTGGCGACCTGTTTGTCCGTGGCCTGGAAATCCAGCGTCAGGCCCAAGTCCCCGGCGACCAGCGCGGCCAGCGAGGAAAGGGACTGTTGCTCCGCCCCGCTCCGGGACAGGATTTGGCCCTTGGCGAAATTGCTGGTCTTGGCCTTGAGGGACAACGCTATGTCCGGCGGCTGGGACGGGGACGCCTCCGTGATTTCCCCGGCAAACAAGCGCGCGACGCCAGTAGAGACGCGGCCAACCTCCACAAATAGGCGCTTGGGCGTCCGGTTCGTGTTGAATGGCGACGTTTCGGTCAGCAGAAAGTTGCGCGTCTCCCGCGTCAGGTTGCTGATAACCACGGTGCAGGTGTTTTGCAGCGGGTTGGCGGTTTTCGTCCCGCTGACCTTAATATCCAAGTCCTCGTAAACTTGGATTTGGCCGTCCACCTCCACCCCAATGCGGACGATACGGGGGTCCAGCCGGTCCATTACAGGGCCGCGATTTCAGCCGCCGACAAATAGACGAGCGTTTGCGTTATCCCAAACTGGGCGTAATCGGGAAGCTGGCCGCCCTCCGTCAGCAGCAACAGATTGCCGGCCTCCAGATAGCGGTACGGGATGATGGGCGTACCGGCGACGATGCGCGTTCCCAGCAAGACGATTTCGCCGTCCACGAGGACGTCCGCGACCATGACGCCGGCGGCCTCTTTGATGCGCAGCACGAAACGGCGGCCGCCCAGCCGCACGGAAAACTCCTGGTTGGGGATGCGCTCCAGACCGACGACGTCCATTAGCCGCGCCTCCCGCTACCAAACGCCCGATACAGCACGGACCCCCGCGCCTCCACCGCCGGCGCGGGCGGTGTCGGCTGTTGCGCACCGCGCCGTACGGTCGAGACGCGGGCGGCCGGTCGCGGATCCGCCGCGGTCGGCGCCGGGGCGACCTGGGCGGCCCCTATGGCCCCGGCGTACTGGGTCTTGATGAACTTGGCCTCTTTGAGCTGGAGGCCGATCGTCACCGCGTCCAGCTCGTCCGCTTTCTCGTCATGCGGAACGGCCTGAATGACCATGCTGGCGTACGTGCCGGTGCGCGTCTGGACGGCGAGGATTTCCCCGGCCAGGTACAGCTCCCGGATTTCCGCGAAAACGGAGGGGAGGTCCGCCCCCGTGATCATCAACGGCAACTCGATTTCCACCGCCCGATATACGATATGGTCCGCGACGTTGGACCCGTCCTCCAGCGGATGCTCCATAAGCTCCGCCACCTCGTACACGTTGGCTTGCATCGGCCGGGCGGCGGCGAAAACTTGCGCCCCCGTATCGGCACGCGTCACCATGACCACGTCCGCGGTGGACGCGTCGGTCGGGGTCGTCGGCTGGGGTTGGCGCCCCGCGAGGTTGTCCGTCAGGGCCATCTAGCGTTCCACCCCGTCGTCAAAGGCCGCGGAGGTTTCGCGGAACTGGGCGCCCAGTGCGTTATTGAAGCCGCTGGCGATACCCTCCGCGTCCGTCGCCTGGGTATTGATGGTCACGGGGCCGGTGTTGACAGTGCGATCGCCGCCGCGCCGGTTGCCGCCGTTGGTCAGGGAGAACGAGGTGGCCGACGTCAGGGGGGCGCGGCCCGCGAACGCCAGTTGCCCTTGGCCGACGCCGACCCCGTTGGCGGCGGAGGCGGCGTTGTCCCCCACGCGCATCCCCAGCAACCGCCGGGCGCCGTTGATCGCAATGTTGATCCCGCGGACGATGCGCCCGAACACGGCGTCCCATGCCGCGCCGATCGCGGAAAACACGGCTTGGAAAATACCGCCGACGACCTGGACGCCCGCGACCATGGCGCCGAATACGAACCGGATCAGGGGAAGCCACGGGCGGATGCGGCCCATAACGGCGGAGCTGATCCCCGACCAGACCAGCACGAACAAGTCCCAGAGAAACCCAAGGATGGGCGCCACAACGCCGTACCAGCCGCGGAAGTAGCGGGACAGGGCGGTAAATACGGCCTCGCCGGCGTCGCGGATGCCTTCAAAAACGGCGGTGGCGATACGTCCGACGACGCGGAACGTCACGCCCAGCCCGTTGACGAGCGCACGGAACCAGCCGTACCGCTCCATCAAATCCCCGATCAGGCTGGGTTGGCCGGACAGGAACGCCTTGACGTCGTCATAGGCCAGCGCGAACGCGACGCCCAGCGCAGCGATAGCGGCCACGGCGGCGATAATGGGCCAGGTGGCGGCAAGGGTGGCCGCGGCCGCCGCGATCATGGCCGGCGTATAGATCGCCGTGACCACGCCGGCGGTGATCAGCAGCGCGACCCCCAGCCCCTCCATAAACCCGCGGTTCTGGCCCATCCACCGGATACCGCTGATCAACAGCCGGTTGAGGCTTTCCAGCGCCGGCGCGAGCGCGGAGACAATAGCGAATTTCCAACCCTGAATGACGCCGGACAGTTGCTCCGACGCCTCTTTGTACGCGTCAATCCGGTCGGCCTGTTCTTGAGTGATCGCCCCGTTGGCGCGTTGGGCGTCGGACAGGGCCTCCACGGCGGCGCGGCCCTTGAGCAAGAGCTGGATTGTTCCCTCGTCAGTGATCCCCAGCCGGCGGATTTTGCGCAACGCCTCCGCGCGCTCCAGCCCCTCCACGGCGCCGGCCACCTCCAGCAACGAGGTGCGGACGTCCTTAAGCGAGCCGTCCGCGTTCTCCGCGGTCAGCCCCAGACCGGCCAGCGCCTCCACGCCGCGCTTACCAATCCCAGCCTGGATCCGGCGGAGCATTTCGTCATACGAGGCCAAGGCCGCCTCCGCGTCCTCCAGCTCGCCGCCGGACGCCTTCACGGCGCGCCGCCAGGTGTCGAAATCCTCCGCGCCCAGCCGGATGCGCGCCGACGCGTCAATCAGGCGGTCCGCTTCCTCCACCGTGCCGTCCAGGGCGGCCTTGAGGCCCCCGGCGAGCAACAGGCCACCCGCCGCCGCGATCAGCCCCGTGACGGCCTTAAACGACGTCCCCAGACGGTTGGCGTTGCGGTCCGCGTCGTTGATGGCGTCGGGGAGTTTCTTGGCGTTCTTGACGGACCGGTCAATCTCGTCCGCCGTCTTGGCCGCTTCCTTTCGCAACGCCTCTTGTTCCCGCTCCGCCTTTTGGGCGTCGGTTTCAAAGAGTATGTAAAAGGTTTCCAGAATATTCACGGTTTGCGGGCCGCCATGTACTCGTTGTAACGGGTCGTCATAACGATTTCAAAGAGGTTAAAGGCGTCCTCTAGTGAATAGATCGTCCTTAGCTCGTGGAGATTGGCTTGTCCGGAGCTGACGATTGCTCCGATAAAGCCGTCAACATTTGGGAAATCCACGGACGGGCCTTCTCCATCCACTCCCCGAAGGAAACGGAGGTCAGCCCGTTCCCGAAAAAACTGCAATTATACTCCAGCACCGCCCACTCCAGCTTGGCGAGCGTTTCCCAGTCCTGGACCTGGTTGTTGACGAGGTCGCGGGTCGTCAGCATCAACGGCTCGTCCCGGCCCTCCAGCCGGATCCCGACGAACCCCAGCGCCTTGAGCATGATCGCCTCGCTGGCGCGATAGTCGCCCAGTTTGGGGAGGTTGGAAACGGGGTAGTTGGCGACGATTTCGCGGCCGGCGATCGCGTCGAACTTGTGGAGGACAAAGGCCGCCTCCGTGCCGTCCTGGCGCTTAAGCGCGCAATCTTTTGGTTGGATCATGGCGTCGGTCCCTGGACGTGAAAAGACGCCGCGCGGCTGGGCCGGCGGCGCCTCAACGTAGTCTGGACCGGTGGCTTAGGACAAGCCTTCAAACGAGAACTGATACGCTTTGGTTTTCATGCGGCCGGCGGACGCCACGCTGATCCCCGGGGCGCCATCCGTGATTTTGCCGTTGGACAGGGTCACGGTGCGGCCGTCCGGGTAAACCCCCACCATGGTGATGACGTCGCGCGAGCTGTTCTTGCCGCGGCTGACGCGGTTGGCGTTCAGCAAAATGGCCAGGTTGCGGTCATCCTCCGTGTTGGGGATGATATTGACGGTGGTGTTGATCGGGTTGGCACGCGACCAGACGACCAGGTCGCCGTTGAGGCCCATCGCCTTGTCCGCCACCTGAATGGAGGGAAGGTCAAACGGGTCCGCATCGTCAGCGAACTGGGTCAGGGTGATCCCCGCCGGGAACGTAACCGACGCGGTCAGGCGGATGCGAAGGCCGAAGCCGGAGACGTCTTGCATGGTGATCCCTTAGACCAGAACGTGTTGACCTTCGACCTTGCGCACGGTGTCGTCCTTGCCATAGACGAGCGTGTACACGGCCTTGTATTCGGTTCGCCCGTCAACGGTCTGAACGGGGACGATTTCGCAATCAACCCAGTAACCGACCGTCTGGACGGTCTGGAACGCGTCGGCGTCGTCAGTCAGTTGAGTGACGAATACGCGTTGCTGGGTCGTCAGGGTTTTCCCGACGCTGATAGTCCCGTTGCGCAGCGCCAGCTCAATCGGATCCTGGAGGATGGCGAGGATTTGACCGCGGCCCTCGTCATTGGCGGGGATGCGCGGGAGGGCCAGCAACAGCGCCATAATGGAACTGGCGGCCGCGTCCTTGAACCACACCTCGTTGGCGTACGTGTTCTGGTCCACCGGCGACGTCTGGGGTCCGGTCAGCACGCCGCGCTGGTAAAAATTGATCATCTGGCCGGCGGTCTGGGTCTGGCCGTAATAGTTGACCCGGAGGGCGTCGTACAGCGACGCGAAGGCGTCGGAGGTCACCTTGGGCGTCAGGTTGAAAACCTGGTACATATAGTTTTGGACGGCGGACCGGCGCGTGTAGTCGGTCGCGGCCATGATCATCATGGGGACCATTTCGTCGTATTCGGTCGCGATCGGCGCCAGCGTCAGCGCGGTCCCGGCCATGGCGATCAGCGCGGCCGACAGGGTCACGGCGTTGGCGGCGGACGTCCGGGCGGCGAAAATGAATTCCACGTTGCGGGCGTTGTTCCAGGTCGCGGCCTCCACCGTCTCGTCCACGGTCAGGGCCGGATTGACGAACGCGAACGAACCGAAGTTGTTGGACACCGCGACCGACGCGTCCAGCGCCCCCGTGATCGTCTGGACGGGCGACGCGGGGGAGAATACGGCGCCGGCGCTCCAGCCGATGTTGCCGGCGACGGAGCCGCCCGCGGCGGCGTTGACCGAAATGTCGGCCGCGTCCGTTTCGCCCGGCGAGGCGGTGAAGTTGAACGCCCCGGCCACGGCGTCGTACGTGACGGTGGCCGTCGTGAACTGATCACCCGCGGCGGCGCGGATGGCGGTTTGCAGCGTGGCGGCGACGTCGGCCAACGACACGGCCGCGGCGAAGCTCAACCCCGTGAGGCTGGCGGTCTGGGCGCCGATGGTCAGGGACAGCGTCCCGCCGGTGATCGCCTGGAGCGCGACCAGCGAGGACACGGGGGTGGAGCCGAAAATCTGGGCGGCCTGGGCGGTCCGGACGTGGCGGACGAAACCCAGCCGGCGCGGGGCGGTCAACGACTTGCTGACGAACCCGAAATAGAACAGCGCGCGGAGGTATTCCGGCGACGACGTCCCGTAATAGAGGCCGACCGCTTGGGCGGAGCCGAATTCCAGCACGACGCCAACGGGCGTCTTGGGGTTTTCGGAGAACAGCCGGCCGATCAGGTCGCGTTGGACAACGCCGCCCGATGCGGCCACCGCCGACGTGATGACGACGTAGTTGGACAAGCTGATGGTCATGTTGGTCCGTTTCTCTAAACGCTGGCCACGACAAGCTCGCCCACGATGGCGGCCGGTGTAGTCGTGACAGTAACCTGATCGTGCGTCAAAATGAAATCGAAACTTGGCGACGCCTCAAACTGGTCCTGGTCATTCCGGAATACCGGATTGCGCACCTCCAGAATGCGCAGCACGCCGATGCCGGCGGCCCGTAGCGCGGCGATCGTCACGTCCGATTGCAACACCGCGGCGGCCCGGTTCAACAGGTCCGACGCGGACGGCTCGTCAGCGGGAATTTCCCCCCGGACTGGCGGGGGCTTGGCCAGCGCCCCCATCTGTATGCGCGTTTCGTAAATCTGGGTTTCGCGGTGGATCATCAACAGCGGGTCGTCCGGATCCGGGACGTCCTCGCGCTTGACGTGGCCGTATCGGCGCTCCCCGACCTTGTCCAGCAACAGGGCGCGCGTGATCGGTCGGCCGGCGGCGCGGAGCTGGTTGGACTGGGCGATTTCCAGCACGTCGGCGGCCGTATCCATCCCGGAGCGGATAACGGCGATCAGGGCGGTGTAAAGGGAGCGGTCATCCATCGGCGCCAACGTCCACCAACAACGTGGCGTCCCATCCGTCTATGGCGTACCAGTCAGCGCCGCCCATCGCTTGCCAGGCCCGCCCGTCAAACCCGAAAAGGTCGCCCGCGCCTTCGCGGCCCGGCTCGATCGTGCGCAGCGACACGTAAAAAACGGCGTACCGCTTGTCCATATCCAGCCCTTGAAGGGCCATGACGGTGCGGCTGACGGGCTGGAACGAACCCCAGAGGGCCACGGGTTCGGCGTACGTGGCGGTTTTCTCGCCGGCGGCGTTGGTCGTCTGGCCCTCGTACGCGTGGAACAGCACCCCTTGCGGCTCAATGAGCGTCAGCGCCTCCGCCAGTAGGTTGGAGCCGGGGGTCATTTGGGGTCCGAAGGTGTGGCCGCGCCCGCGTCGGGTCCGGTTTTTTCAGCAATGCCCGTCACGGACTGAAACATCAACCCCGTGTCCACCAGCGGCTTAATGGACACCAGACCCGCAAGGTTCGGAGGCCCGGCGTCCAATGACTTTGCGAGGCGGCCTAGTGTTTTCCCGCCGGGAACCTTGCTTCCCATGTCGCTTTTGTACAGACGCGCCAGCAAGGTCAGCGGAGAAAGCGGCGGAGCGTGGGTCGCCGCAATGGCTTTGGCGACGTCTCCTGCTGCGGATAGGGCCAGCGTCTCCATGACCTGAATGGCCGTCGCTTTGCCGTTGAGAACGGCCTTTGCGCCCGCGCCGAACTGCTTGGCCCATTTCCCGCCAGGCTTGCCATGCTCGTCCGCAGTTGGACGCATGGTCGGGCGCGGCGGGATGCTCTTGTAACCGAATTCCTGAATGGTCGCGACGTACGCCACGGGCGTCCCGTCCTCGTATTTGGCCGTCTCGAAATACCCAGTTTTTCCACGCACGCCCTCCAGCCCCTTAAGAGCAACGGTCAGGTCAACCTTGCCCTTTTCACGCCGGACCGCCACTAGAAGCGCCCGCCGACCTTGCGGAACGCGGATTGTTCCGGACGGCCGCCAATATAGAAGCCGCCGGCGGACGACGCGGTCAGCAGCGCCCAGAGCTGGAGGCCGTACGGCGTGGTGGCCAGCCACCATTGCCACATGGATTTGATGGGCGGCGGCTCGCGCGTGACGCTGACCTTGTCCACGGTGGAGCCGGTCACGACGGCGAACGTCTGACCGCGCTTGATCATATCGTCCGACGCCAAGAGGTGCGCGGTCATGTAGTTGAGGGCGGACTGGAGCGCGGCGCCGTTCAACAGGCAACCGTCATAATCGCCAAGGAAGGCGACGGCCGACCCCCAAAACACGTCCAGGACACCGTTCGGATACGTCGTCGCATTCCCGAAGGCCGGGAACAGGATGCGAAACGTCGGAATGTCAAGGACGTGCTGGGCCATGCGTGCGGCTTACGCCTTCCCGCGCGGCGAGGGCGCGGGGGCGGGCGCCGGGGTCGGAGCGGAAGCGGAGGTCTTGGGGGCCTCCACGCCGTCCTTGCCGTCGTAATCCTCCGGCGTCAGCGGGGCGGAGGCGTCGCGGCCCTCAAGGTCGGCGCTGGCCACCTTTTCGCCGTCCTCCAGCTTACTGGAAATGGTGACGAACCCGTTGGCCTGGTGGAGCTTGAAAACCTCGTCATTACGGAGGCGCTCCAGTTGTTCCTCCGTCACCTCCGTGACCACGGCGCCGCGCGGGGTGATCAGGTTTTTGTTGGCGACGTTGGTTCCGCCGGCGACCAGGATCCCGTCAGTCGGGACCGGCACGTCGGCGCCGCCCGGTTCACTGGCGGCGTACCGCACGGAGGCGGAAAGGGTGGAATAGATGTACATTTTCTTGGCCACGGGTCAGCCTCCAGATGCAAAAAGGGCCGGAGCGTTTCCACCCCGGCCCCTTGCGTATCGCATTGTGCGGTCCGGCGCTAGATGCCGGTGGCGCGGTACACGAGGAACGGACGCTTGACCAGCACGCCGGCGGTGGCGTTCGCGTAGTCCTCCACGTACGCCTTGGCTTGCTGTTCCACGCCCACGGTCATGAACCGCGAGGGGACCAGTTGCGCCCAGGTCGCGCCGCCGTCGTCGGAGCCGTCGTCCGCGGCCGCCTTGTCGGCGTACACGTACATGACGTTGGCGCCGCCGTTGGCCCCGTTCAGCTCCGGCGCGCTCTCAATCCGGAGGTTCCTGTACGTTTCGGTCAGCGTGGCTTGCACCGACTTTCCGAATTCGTTGGTGACGCCCAGATAGCCGATGCGGTTGGCCGCGATCACGATGGTGATTGCGTCGTTCATCGGGTCGATGGTGTCGCCCGACTGGGTCCGAAGGGCCTCCAGAGCGGTGCGCAGTTGGGCCATGATGACCAGGAAGGTCGCCGCGGTCCACT